CGACCCGACGCAACCTAGGATTTCAGGTGGCCCCGTCAGTGATCCAATGCAGCCGCAAATGATGACTCAACCCCCAGCGCCTAACCCCTATTCTCAGCAGGTCGGCCAAGAAGACCCACGTATGCAAGCCATGCGTAATATGAGCATGATGAGGTTTTAATCATGGCTCGGTCGGACGAACCTAAATGGAAACGCATTGTCGCTAGTGTAAAAGCTGGCGACAAAGGTGGAAACGCAGGTCAATGGTCCGCACGCAAAGCCCAGCTTGCTACGCAGCGGTACAAGAAGTCCGGCGGCAGCTACAGCGGCCCGAAGACAGAAGCGCAGAAATCTTTGTCCAAATGGGGTAAGGAAGACTGGGGAACCAAGTCAGGCAAGCCGTCTACTCAAGGGCCGAAAGCTACGGGTGAGCGCTACTTACCTAAGAAAGCACGTGAGGCTTTGAGTTCGCAGGAATACTCTGCTACAAGCAAGGCGAAACGCGCAGGCATTAAGGCGGGCAAACAGTTCGTTAAGCAGCCAAAGGCCATAGCAAAGAAGGCAGCTAAGTACCGATGACTACCTCTGGCACCACCACATTTAACCTCAACCTCAACGACCTAGTCGAAGAGGCTTTTGAGCGTTGTGGGGCTGAGCTTCGCACGGGTTATGACTTACGCACTGCACGCCGCAGTTTGAACCTGCTCACTATTGAGTGGGCTAACCGTGGCATTAACTTGTGGACCATTGAGCAGGGTTCGATCCCCATGGTGCAGGGACAGATCGTCTATGACCTGCCGGTAGATACCATAGACCTACTTGAGCATGTCGTGCGCACCCAGACTGGGCAGCAGCAGACTGATATCACTATTAACCGTATCAGTATCGACACATACTCGACTATTCCAAATAAGAACGCGCAGGGTCGGCCTATCCAAGTGTGGATTAACCGCCAATCTGGTGCGCAAAACCCCTCCGGTATCCAGTACCCGAGCATCAACGTGTGGCCTGCGCCTGACCAGAACAGCTATTATACATTTGTTTACTGGCGCTTGCGCCGCTTACAGGATGCTGGTGAAGGTGTTACTACGCAAGATATACCGTTTAGGTTCCTCCCTTGTCTGGTGGCTGGTCTCGCGTATCACCTATCCCTAAAGGTTCCCGGCGCGCTTGAGCGTTCTGCGGGGCTGAAGATGCAGTATGAAGAACTCTGGCAGCAGGCTGCTGATGAGGACCGTGAGAAAGCGCCTTTGCGCATCGCACCTCGTCAGTATTTCCGGTGATACGTGCCTAATCGGTTCGCCTCTGGTAAGTGGGCAATCGCCCAGTGTGACCGCTGTAACTTCCGCTACAAGCTTAAGGAGCTTAAGCGGCTTGTCATTAAGACCAAGAACATCAACATTCTCGTGTGCCCCACTTGCTGGGAACCAGATCAGCCCCAGCTTCAGTTGGGTATGTACCCCGTGGATGACCCACAAGCGCTGCGCGACCCACGCCCAGACAATAGCTATGGACAAGCGGGCCTGAACGTGGACAATAACCCAACCGATGGTAGCCGCATAATTCAGTGGGGTTGGGCCCCTGTAGGGTTAAATAATCCTTTGGGTTTATTTGGTCTTCCAAATACGCTATTAGGTGTTGGTCAAATAGGGACCGTAACAGTCGAGACGGAGAATTAGTGATGGATAAGAAAGACATGAAGCAGGATAAGGCTACCGCAGCGAAGGCCGTGCACAAGCACGAGCGCGCAATGCACAAGGGTAAGCCTCTGACTAAGATGGCCAAGGGCGGCAAGACCAACGCACAGATGGGTGCAATGGGCCGTAACCTAGCCAAGATCGCCAATCAGAAGTCATCTTCGCGGGGTAAATAATATGGACTATAAACCAAAAACGGTGCCTATTGTGAAGAACAACTCAGGCTATCCTAACAACGTAGCTAACACTCAGACTGTGAAGACTCGCGGTACGGGTGCGGCTACCAAGGGTACACACAGCAGCAAGAAGCTTGGCTAATGAATTACGCTGAACTCGTCGAAGCAATTAAGGGTTACACCGAAAACGACTTTCCGGATACGGTAGGGTCGGGTGGACTCACTTCGACTGAGCAAATTGATATTTTCATCGTTAACGCCGAAGAGCGCATCTTCAACTCAGTCCAACTTCTGGACTTACGGAAGAACGTCACCGGCAGCGTGACCGCCAACAACAAATATCTTTCTGTTCCTTCGGATTGGCTTGCTACGTTTTCAATCGCGTTGATTGACGCAAATACTGGGTCGTACGAGTTCCTGCTGAATAAAGATGTGAGCTTTATTCGTTCGTCCTTCCCTAATCCAAATGTGACGGGACCGCCAACTCACTACGCTTTCTTTGATGTGAACTCCTTCATCCTTGGACCTACCCCAGACCAAAATTACGGCGCAGAACTTCACTATTTCTACTACCCGCCGTCGATTACGGTTGCAGGTTCGACGTGGTTAGGTGATAACTTTGAGAGCGTTTTACTTTACGGCGCGCTATTAGAAGCGTATACGTTCATGAAAGGCGAAGCTGACGTTATTGCTGAATACCAAAAGCGCTACAACGAAGCGATGGGTATGCTGAAGCAACTGGGCGAAGGCAAGAACCGTCAAGATATGTATCGGACTCCGCAAGTACGGTACCCAGTGAGGTAGTATAGATGTTTGATTTAGCAGCAGGTAATATCGGAAACGTTATGGTAATGACCTCGGATAACCGTGGGTTTACGCCTGAAGAAATTGCTGACCGCGCATTAGACAAGATCATGTACGTAGGTAGTCAGACACACCCAGCTATCCGCGATCAGGCCGAAGCTTTCCGAGAAAATATACGGGAAGTAATTGTGTTTTATATGCACGAAGCAATTCGGTCTCATAATGTAACTCTGGTAAGTAAATTTAAACAGGCGGGGCATCCAGAGCTAACCGCCATACTCGATATATAAGGAGGCCTTAACATGCCAATTACCCAAGCAATGTGCACTAGTTTCAAAGCTGAACTTATGCTCGCCGTACACGACTTTCGTGTAACAGGTGGCGACACTTTCAAGTTAGCCATGTACACTTCTTCAGCTACGATTGATGCAAACACGACGGCTTATTCGGCTACCAACGAAGTGACCGGCACAAACTACACGGCTGGTGGCGGCACGCTGACGCGTACCGGTGTCGGTACAACTAACTCAACGACTACCAATGGTACGGGTTTCACTGACTTTACCGACCTTACGTTCACCAATGCGACCGTTACGGCTCGCGGCGCTCTTATTTATAATACCACGCCGTCTGCTAACTCGAACGCGAACACCACGCTGACGAACGCTGCGGTATGTGTACTGGACTTTGGTTCGGATAAGACTTCGACGGCAGGCGATTTCACCATCGTTTTCCCAGCATTTGATGCTGCGAACGCAATTATTCGTATTGGTCAAGCTTAATAACATTAGTAGCGTAGCCGATAGCCAGCCATAATATAAACTACGGAACCCTATGTAATGCCACTTATTCTCGCAGACCGTGTCAAGGACACAACTACGACAACTGGTACGGGCACGATCACGCTTAGTGGTACGGCCCCTATCGGGTATGTTTCGTTTGGCACGGCTATCGGTAACGGCAATACTACGTATTATACTATTACGGCAGGTTCGGAGTGGGAAGTTGGTATCGGCACTTACACGGCTTCGGGTACAACACTATCCCGCGATACGGTGCTCGCATCAAGTGCAGGTGGTACGACCAAGGTTACCTTCTCCGCAGGTACCAAGGATGTCTTTGTAACCTATCCTGCTGGTAAGGCTATTTCGGATGGCTACGGCACACTGCCTGCCGCTAATGGCGGCACTGGGTTAACTTCACCCGGCACAGCAGGTAACGTCCTTACTAGCAATGGCACGGCATGGACGAGTGCAGCAGGCGGCCCCGCGTTTCAAGCTGTCGCTTCTGGAACGCTGGCAGACGGCTCAACGGTTATCGTTAATACTGACGGAACAGTGAGCGTGGCAGGCATAGTCGTTTTTTCAAGCCCGACCTTCGGTACTGCGACTGTGTTTGAGAGCGCAAATACCACATACATTTCCGCCACTTACGACAGCGTTTCTCAAAAAGTAGTCATAGCTTATCGGGACGTAGCCAACTCCAACTACGGTACTGCTATCGTTGGTACGGTGAGCGGCACCAGCATCAGTTTTGGTACTGCGGTTGTGTTCGAAAGCGCGGCCACCATTGACATTTCCGCCACTTACGACAGCAACGCTCAGAGAGTAGTTATTGCTTATCAAGACTCCGGCAACTCCAACTACGGTACTGCTATCGTCGGAACAGTCAGTGGCACCAGCATCAGTTTTGGTACTGCGGTTGTGTTTAGGAGCGCGGCCACTTTCTACAGTTCCGCCACATACCACAGCGTTTCTCAAAAAGTAGTTATCGCTTATCGGGACAACGGCAACAGCGCCTTTGGTACTGCTATCGTCGGAACAGTCAGTGGCACCAGCATCAGTTTCGGTACTGCGACTGTGTTTGAGAGCGCGGCCACCCTTGACATTTCCGCTACCTACGACAGCGTTTCTCAAAAAGTAGTTATCGCTTATCAAGACGTTGGCAACTCCAGCTTTGGTACGGCTATCGTCGGAACAGTCAGTGGCACCAGCATCAGTTTCGGTACTGCTACTGTGTTTGAGAGCGCAAGTACCGCATACATTTCCGCTACCTACGACAGCAACGCTCAGAGAGTAGTCATCGCTTATCGGGACGTAGCCAACTCCAACTACGGTACTGCTATCGTCGGAACAGTCAGTGGCACCAGCATCAGTTTTGGTACTGCGGTTGTGTTTGAGAGCGCAAGTACCG